GCAGATGTCGCAGTACCAGCTTGCCCAGTTGGTCGGCACGACGCAAAACGCTGTGAGCAAGTGGGAACGCAACCAAACCAGGCCGTCAGACGTGTACAAAGTCCGGTTGGAGTGGCTCGTGCACGCCGCTCCGGAAGAACTGGAAGCCAGACGGGACGAAGTCCGACAAGAACAGGCGGAAGAACGGCGCAAACGGCACTGCGCAAACCCCGTGAAGCCGAAGAAGCCGGCAAAAAAGAAACCGCCAAGGTCTGTAGCAACACGAGCCGCAAACCCTTGCAAGGGCTGCCCCCACTGGCAGCACATGGACAGTGCGAAAAGCAAGACCATGTACTGTGCCTGCATCCAGGAGACCGGCCATGCCCGTACCTGCGGCGTAGAGCGTACATACCAGCGGCATAGGGAACTGAGTCCGCTGTCTCTGGACGCTGCTAGGGCGGCGGAGTTGGGGTTGAGCTATGGGCAGTATAAGGCACTGTAAATGACGATGAAGAACCGGAGGGATGCAAATGACGTTGAACGAGTTATCAGAGCACTATAAGCTGCGGGCGCAGCTGGCAGAGGTCGAGTCCATGTTGCAGTCCCTCCGGTGTGCTGCCAGCCCAGGCGCACAGGCTCTGACCGGGATGCCCCATGCAACCGGTGTGCGGGACAAGGTGGGAGACTTGGCGGTGGAAATCGCCACCATGGCCGACGAGGCGGACAGGCTCCGGCAGGAGATCGGTCAGCAGGAAGGGGCTGTGCAGGCATATATCGCAGCTATCCCAGACCCGCGGACACGGACAATCTTTCGGCTGAGGTTTATCCGAGGGCTGATGTGGTGCGAGGTGGCAGCTATCCTGGGTGGCGGAAACTCCACGTATGGCGTGAAATCAGCGTGTTATCGGTACTTAGAGAAAGATGCAACGCCATGACACTTGATGTCACGCGCATCATCTGATATGGTTATACTTAACAGAAAACGGGAATGGCGGCTGCATAGCAATGTGCAACCGCCATTTTTTCTACCCCGAAGGAAGGTGAAAACGTGAAAAACGATGAAATCAAACTGCTGCGAGGTAACTGCCTGGAGCTGGCGGAACAGATCCCGGACGGGAGCATTGACATGGTGCTCTGCGACCCGCCCTATGGAGTCACAGACTGCCGGTGGGACAGCGTGCTGCCGTTCGATGCCATGTGGCGGATGTATGAGCGGGTGGTCAAGGCCAACGGCGCCGTTGCGCTGTTCTCGTCCCAGCCGTTTACGACCAGATTGATTCACAGCAACATTTGTCAGTACCGGTACACCTGGTATTGGGTTAAAAACATCAAGACCGGCCACGTTTTCGCCAAGGTGCAGCCCATGCGCCAGGTCGAAGAGGTGTGCATTTTCTACCGCAAGAAGCCGCTGTATCAGCCGCAGGGGCTGGTCAAGCTGGAGCGGGAGATCATCCATCGCAAGCAGGCGCAGGCGGACGCCGTCTATCGCCTGGACAAGCGGGCAAACGCGTCTGTCCAGCGTTACGGCAATTATCCCAGCAACGTGCTGCGGTTTGACGTGGACAGTGGGAAGAACAGAGTACACCCCAGCCAGAAGCCGGTGGCGCTGCTGGAATACCTCATCCGTACATACACCAGGCCGGGCGAGACGGTGCTGGACAACTGCATGGGCTCTGGTTCCACAGGCGTCGCTTGCGTGCATACCGGACGGCGCTTCATCGGGATGGAGCAGGATGAGCAGTATTTTGCCGTTGCGGAGCGGCGGATTGCGGGGGCTATCAGGGAGCTGGCGGCGTAAATTTCGGAGAAAGGTGGTGGCCTGAGTGACAGCGAAAGAAAAACGGTTCGGCGATGAATTCTTGCTGGACATGAATTATACGCAGGCTGCCATTCGAGCCGGATATTCAGAGAGCACGGCAAAAAACGCCTGCTACTGGGTCAATCAGGAGGCAGACGCAAAGCAGGTAAAAGCAGGTAGGAAATCGCAGTACAAGCCGGAGCTTGCCACTTATATCAACGAACAGCTGGAGCAGATGCACAGCAAATTGACCGCTGACGCTCAAGAAGTCATGGAATACCTGACAAGCGTCCTCCGGGGCAAATCGACGTCCAGCGTCCTCGCCCGTGACGAGATCGGCGCCGAGCGCGTGATTGAAAAGCCGCCGGATGAGAAAGAGCGGCTAAAAGCCGCCGAGCTCCTGGGCAAGCGTTATGGCCTATACACCGACAAGGTCGACCTGGACGCGGACGCGGAGCTGCATATCTGCATCGACTATGGGGAGAGTTCTGAATGAAGATTTCGGTCCAGATGAACCACTGCTTCCGGGAAGTCGACCGCAGCACAAAACGATACATCATCATGAAGGGCAGTGCTGGCTCCGGCAAGAGCGTGGACACTGCCCAGCATTATATCCTGCGGCTGATGCAGGATCCGGGCCGGAACCTGGTGTGCATCCGCAAGTCGGACATCACCAACCGCGACAGCACCTATGCAGAGCTGACCGGCGCGATCTACCGGATGTTCGGTGACCGCTACGGGCGCTACTGGAAGATCAACGCCTCGCCGCTGTCCCTGGAATGCCTGGTCAACGGGAATCAGATCATCTTCCGGGGCGTCAACGATGAGCGCCAGCGGGAGAAGCTGAAGTCCATCACCTTCAAGCGAGGGAAGCTGACGGACGTCTGGATCGAAGAAGCTACGGAGATCACCCAGCAGGATTTTGAGATCATCGACGACCGTCTTCGTGGCGCGCTGCCGGAAGGGCAGTTCTACCAGATCAGGTGCACCTTCAATCCGGTCAGCTCGCAGCACTGGATCAAGCGGGTCTTCTTCGACATCCAGGATCCCAACGTTCTGACCCATCACAGCACCTACCTGCACAACCGCTTCATTGACGATGCCTACCGGCAGCGCATGGAGCGGCGCAAGCTGGTGGATCCAGACGGTTACCGCATCTACGGCCTAGGCGAGTGGGGCGAAGTTGGCGGGCTGATTCTGACCAACTACGTCATCGAGGACTTTGACCGGTCACCAGAGCGGTTCGATTACATGGTCAACGCCCAGGACTTTGGTTTCAACCACGCCAACTGCATCGGCGAGGTGGGGTTCAAAGATGGCGAGCTCTATCTCTGTCAGGAGCTGTACGTGTTCGGCAAAGATACGGATGAGATCATCCGCCTGGCGGGGGGACGGTTCCAGAAGCGCCTGACCATGTACTGCGACAGCGCCGAGCCGGATCGCATCCGGATGTGGCGCAAGGCCGGATACCGGGCGGTGCCGGTCAAGAAGGAGCCGGGCAGCGTCCGCGCTCAGATCGACCACCTGAAGCAGCACAAGATTCACCTCCACCCCAGCTGCGTGAACACCATCAAGGAGATCCAGCAGTGGAAATGGCGCAGGGACGAAAAGAGCGGCCAGTATCTGGACGAGCCAGTGAACTTCTTCGATGACGCCATGGCCATGCTGCGGTACTCCATTGAGCAGGAGCGCCGTGGCAAGGTGAAGATAAAGACCTTCAAGGGAGGGATTTGACATGAGAAAGAGACGACCATACAAGCTGCCGGAACCGTTGCAGTGCAGTGCGGACAAGCCGATTACATTGACGCTGGCGGAGGGGTACATCCGTCAGCACGAGGAGCGGTTCCCACGCTACATCTACCTGGAGAACCTGTACAAGGGATTCCACGACGTATACAAGCAGCCGGAGAAGCCCGACTGGAAGCCGGACAACCGGCTGGCGGTCAACTTCCCCCGGTACATCACGGACACCTTCCTGGGCTTCGGTTATGGGGTGCCCATCAAGAAAAGCCACCCGGATGATACCATTGCCCAAGCAATCAACGATTTTGAGCGGGAGAACGAGATTACCGACCATGAATACGAGCTGGCACGGAAGTGCTGCATTTACGGCCACGCCTTTGAGTACCTGTACCAGGACGAGGAGGCCAAGACCAAGATGACCATCTGCACGCCCATGGAGCTGTTCGTGGTTTATGACGACACGGTGAAGAATCGAGCGCTGTTTGCGGTGCGGTACGGGTACCACAGCACAGAGACCGAGCAACCGGGACAGCGCTATGGCGAAATTTTGACTAGGGAGGAGATCATCCCCTTTGAAGGCTCCACTGCCGGAGAACCGATGGAAAACCCCTATGGGCGGCTCCCTTGTGTGGAGTGGATGCTCAATGAGGATCGCATGGGACTGTACGAAGGGATCTCCGGCCTGGTGGAGGCGTACAACCACACCCTGGGTGAAAAGGCCAACGACGTGGACGCTTTCGCGGAGGCCTATCTGGCAGTGCTGGGCGCAGAACTGGACGAGGACGGCATCTATAAGATTCGAGACAACCGAGTCATCAACCTGTACGGCACCGATGACGCCAAGGACATCCTGGTGCAATTCCTCCAAAAGCCCACGGCAGATGGCACCCAGGAGAACCTGCTCAACCGCCTGGAAACGCTGATCTATCAGACCTCCATGGTGGCCAATATCTCCGACGAGTCCTTTGGCAGCGCCGCATCTGGTGTTGCGCTGGCGTACAAGCTCCAGGCCATGAGCAATCTGGCGCTGACCTTCGACCGCAAGATTGAAAAGGCGCTGCGCAAGCGGTACAAGCTCTTTTGTTCTCTGTCCACCAACGTCCCCAATCGGGACGCCTGGCGGGATGTGGACATCCGCACCACCCGCAACCTGCCCAAAAACGTGGCAGAGGAGGCGCAGACCGCTGCCCAACTGGAAGGGATCGTGTCCAAGGAAACACAGCTGTCCGTTCTGTCCATCGTCCCAGACGTCAAGAAGGAGCTGGAGCGCATGGAGCAGGAGGGAGCGGAAGCGGCAGAAAGCACTGCGGATTTCCGGTTTGGGGTAGAACATGAGCAGTAAGACCTACTGGGAGAAGCGGGAGGCGGAAGCCCTGAAGCACTATCTCCAGGAGGAGCAGGAGTACCAGGCGCAGCTGCGGGCGATCTATCAGAATATGCTGGACGCCGCCCAGAAGGAGATTGACGCCTTCTATGGCCGCTACGCGGACAAGGAGCAGATCACCCTGGCCGAGGCGAAACGGCGGGTGTCTAAGCTGGACATTGCGGCCTATGAGCGCAAGGCCAAACGCTATGTGGCGGACAAGGACTTCTCCAAGCAAGCCAATGAGGAAATGCGGCTGTACAACCTGACCATGAAGGTCAACCGGCTGGAGATGCTAAAGGCCAACATCGGCCTGGAACTGGTCGCTGGCCACAACGAGCAGGAGCAGTTCATGGCTAAAATCCTGCGAGGGCGCACGGAGGAGGAACTACAGCGGCAGGCGGGAATCTTGGGCAAGACCGTCCGGAACAACGCCAAGCTGGCGGAGACCATCCCCAATACGTCCTTCCACGGTGCTACCTTTTCCGAGCGCATCTGGGGCAACCAAGCGCAGATGAAAGCGGAGCTGTCCAAACAGCTCCAGGTGGGAATGATTCAGGGGAAGAACCCCCGGGTGCTGGCCAGGGAGATTCAAAAGACCTTCGGCGCCAGCGCGAGCAATGCCGAACGGCTCATGCGGACAGAGCTGGCCAGGGTGCAGACGGAAGCACAGAAGCAGTCCTTCCTGGCCAACGGCTTCGAGATGTATACTTTCCACGTGAACCATGGCTGCTGCGCCGCCTGCTCCGACCTGGACGGCAAACACTTCAAGATCAAGGACATGATGCCGGGCAAGAATGCCCCGCCTATGCACCCCAATTGCCGGTGCTCCGTCAGCGCTTATGAGGACGATGCCGAATACGAAGCCTGGTTGGACTTTTTGGACAAGGGCGGCACCACGGAGGAGTGGGAAGCGCAGAAGAATTTGCTTGAAAAGGGCAGCGAACATGGTATAATGAAAGTAAACACTGGCGGGCTTAGAAATGAGACTCCATTGACCACTCAGCAAATAAAAGAAAATGTCGACATTGCGGTTCTGCTGGGAATGCCAAGGGAACAGATTCGATATGGAGAACACTATAGCACGGCGTATGGCTCTGGTTTTGATATGCTGTATATCGGAACGGATGTATATCCTAATGACAACGGAAAGACAGCAAATCAGAGGGTTTCCAATCGAGGGGCATTATCTCATGAAATTGTTGGACATCGAGAGACGGTCAAAAGAGGAACCGCAAAGGATGATGTAGTTTTGGATGAAGCGCAAGCAAGCATTCGAGCGGCGAGGTTTTCACCGATTTTGTCCAATAAAGAGAGATACATTTTGATTCGTGATGCTATCGAACGATTGCGCAAGAGCGGCATTAAGTTGAGAGAAGTGCGGCACATGTTGGATATTAAGGAAAGGTAGTGTGTACATGAATATTTTGGATACATGGGTTCACAAAGGCACTACATTTGCTTATTGCACTGGCAGTGAAATTACAGAAAAGTTTACATGCCATAAGATTTCGGATGGACAAAAAGAGTATGCGGTTGATGCTTGCGATGTGAGTATTTCCATTGTCGGCAAGATGAACGTGGTGCTCAAATTTGATGGCGAATATGAGATTGCTTTAGGAGAATATCAAATTATCCATTAAAATAGCTCAATTTGAACTGTGCCAATGTTTCACGAAGGGAGATCAGTATGGCAAAAGACGATTATTTTGTTATTGTTTATCAAGTGCTCAAATATTTGTATGGTTGCTTAAAGAAGGGGGAAAACCCAGAAATATGTTTTTTGCAAGCGGCTACATATTCGATTCCAGAAAGCTATTGGATGTATATTGTGTCCAGTTTGTTCAATGAAAAGTATATTGAAGGCATAACGATTTGTGAAACGAAGAGTGGAACGGTAGTGGGAAATCTTCAAGATACGTTTATCACGCCGAAAGGAATCGAGTATTTGCTCGAAAATTCGCTGATTCAAAAAGCAAAGAGGACGCTGAAGGATATAAAAGAAATGACTCTGTTTACCTGAAAAAACCACCAAGCTGCGGCAAGGTGGTTTTCTTATGCCCAAGAACAGGAGGATAATATGCTGACGTGTATTTTACTTTTCATGGTCGGATTGAAATTAGAGATGGGCACAGCGTATTTTGTTGTGCTCGCTATTGCAGCGATTCTTTACTGCATTAAGCTCGGCATGAGCATTGCAGGCAAGTAAAGTGATTGACAGCATCCGGAAGGGTGCTTTTTCATACCCATTTTCAGGAGGAAAGGCCATGATTCAGGTAATCATCCAACCGGGCTCTATCCAGGTCGCCGGCCACGCTGGCGCAGGACCGCCCGGCCATGACCTGGTCTGTGCGGCGGTATCCACGCTGGTGCAGACCTTTGTCCGGTCAGCGGAGGAGCTGACGGACACACAATTACACAGCGACATTGCGCCCGGCGGGGCGTTTGTCAGATACGAGGAATCGCCGCAGGTGAATCTGCTGGCCGATTCCTTTTTTGTTGGCGTGCAGGGGGTGGCGGAGGCTTATCCCCAGTGCGTACAAGTCTTAGATCGCCGGGAACGGCGCGCCGAAGCCCTGACGGCGGAAAAACAGGGGGAAGACCCAGCGAAGAATGGTCAAAAACTTTGAGGAGGTAGAAGCAATGGAAAAAGTTCGGTTTGACCTGCAGTTGTTTGCGGAAGAAGCGCCTGCCCAGGCACAGCCGGAGGGCACTGAACCGCCCGAAGGCCAGGAGCCTGCCCAGGAGCAGGGCGCAGGCGATAAGAAATACACCGACAAGGATGTTGATGCGATCATCAACAAAAAATTCGCCAAGTGGAAAGCGGAACAGGAAGCGGCAGTGAAGAACGCCCAGGAGGAGTCCGCAAAGCTGGCGAAGATGAACGCAGACCAGAAGCACCAGTATGAGATGGAGAAGCTCCAGAAGGAGAACGCAGAACTGAAGCGTTCCGCCCTGCGGATGGAGCTGGGTAAGACGGCCACCGGCCTGCTGAAGGAGCACAACGTGGACGCCACCCAGGACATCCTGGACTTCGTGGTAGGGGAGGACGCCGAGGAGACCAAGGAGCGGATCGACCGCTTTGTGTCCATCGTCCAGGCGCAGCTGAAGCGCGCTGAAGTGGAGAGAGCTACCGGCAGAACCCCCAAGACCGTGCACAACACCGGCAATGCCATGTCTGAGATCGACAAGCGCATTGCGAAATATCAGTAAAGGAGCAGAAAGATGAGACAGAAATTTGACCTCCAGCTGTTCGCGGCTGGCGACAACAACGACCTGCCCACCCGCAGCTATCAGCTGGAATTCAAGCGCCTGCTGCAGGCGGTATTCAAGAAGCAGAGCTATTTTGCCGACTTCTTCGGCGGCAGCATCGAAGCCATGGACGGCATCCAGGAGAACGAGACCGCCTTCTATGTGAAGACCTCTGACATCCCCTGTGTCTGCGGCACCGGCTATGATAAGACTGCCACCAAGGCGTTCGGCACTGGCACTGGCAATTCCAGCCGCTTCGGCAGCCGCACCGAGATCATCTACACCAACACCCCCGCAAAATACACCTGGGGCTGGAACTTCCATGAGGGCATCGACCGGCACACGGTGAACAACGACTTCGCGGCCGCCATCGCAGACCGGCTGGAGCTGCAGGCCAGAGCGAAGACCAAGGCATTTAACGACGCTCACGGCAAGTTCATCTCCCAGAATGCCGGTCACAGCGAGACGCTGCTGGACTACACCGACGACAATGTGCTGGCGCTCTTCAACGCCCTGAGCAAGTATTACAACAACATCGAGGCCGTGGGCACCAAGCGGGCAAAGGTGTGTGCAGACCTGTATAACGCTATCGTGGACCACAGACTGACCACCACCTCCAAGGGTTCCGTGGCCAACATCGACGAGAACGGCGTGGTGAAGTTCAAGGGCTTCCTCATCGAGGAAGTGCCTGACGACCTGTTCCAGACCGGAGAGGTGGCCTACGTCTACATCGACGGCGTGGGCAAAGCGTTCACCGGCATCAACACCGCCCGCACCATTGAATCCGAAGACTTTGACGGTGTGGCGCTCCAGGGTGCAGGCAAGGCAGGTGAGTTCATCCTGCCGGACAACAAGAAGGCAGTCTGCAAGGTGCTGCTGAACAGCGAATACGGCCTGGACAACCTGACCGTCACCAGCGCCGCCAGCTCCACCACCTCCGGCAAGACCAAGCTCACCGTCTCCCCTGCGCTGACCTCCGGCAACAGCTACAAGTACAAGGTGGCGGACAATGCCGTCCTGCCTGCCGCCGGCCAGAGCGTCAAGGGCTGGACTGCCTGGAACGGCACCGATGAGATCACCGCCGCCACCGGCAAGGAGATCTGCGTGGTCGAGTGCGACAGCGCCTATCGTGCCCTCAAGGCTGGCGTGGCCACCGTGACCGCCAAGGCGTAAGAGGAGCCGGACGATGCCTGAGAGCACATTGATGACCTTGCGGACTCTCCTGGGCATCCCAGACGACAGCCGGGACGCGCTGCTGACCACCATCGTCAGCGCCGTCCAGGCGCGTCTGCTCCTGCTGCTGGGCGGCGCCAGCGAGGTGCCGGAGAGCCTGGCGTATATCGTGCCGGAGGTGGCGGTCATCCGCTATAACCGCATCGGCTCCGAGGGGATGAGCTCCCACTCTGTAGAGGGGGAGACCGTCGCCTATGCCGACAACGATTTCGCCGGTTACATGAGCGAGATCGAAGCCTACCTGGACGAGCAGAAGACCACAAAGCGGGGGAGGGTGCGATTCCTTTGAGGTATGATACGCCAATCTATTTTCAGAGGGCTATTGCTGGCGCATACGACCCGGAAACCGGAGACTATGGTAGCGACGCCGTCACGGAGGCTGCCCGATACGCTGCCGTCATGGACACTCGCACAGAGACCATGCAGTTGGTGTACGGCGAGCTCAAGCAGGGCAGCCTGACCGTGCATATCCAGAACCACTATACAGACCCCTTTGACCGCATCCGCATCGGAGAGAAGCACTATCGGGTGGATCTCCGCCGCCGGCTGCGGGTGAAGGAGTCTTTCGTTTTGTCGGAGGTGCCGTGATGGGCGGCGTGAAAATTGTTGGGCTGGAGAAGCTCCAGAAGAAATTGAAGAAGAATGCTCGGATGGAGGACGTGAAACGGGTCGTCCGGCACAACGGCAGCCAGTTACAAGCGGGGATCCAGTCCAATGCTGACTTCTCCAAGGGCTACCAGACCGGCGCTACCAAGCGTAGTGTCGGCCTGGACATCAAGGACAACGGCCTGACGGCGGAGTCTGGTCCTACCACCGAGTATGCGGAATACTTGGAGTATGGTACTCGCTTTATGGAGGCGCAGCCCTTCATCAAACCTGCCTTTGACAAGCAAGCAGAGAAATTCAAGCGCGACATGAAACGACTGACAGAGTGAGGTGAAGCCGTATGGATCCACAGCAAGAGCTGTTTGCGGCGCTGCTTCTGGCGCTGCGCAAACAGGGATATGACGTGTACGACGGGGCGTTGCCGCCGGAGGATACGCCCTATCCCTTTCTCTATTTAGGGGACAGCCGCCAGACGGACGAGCCCAACAAGTCCCTCCTGTTTGGCGTGGTCTATCAGACCATCCACGTTTGGCACGACAACCCCAAGCAGCGGGGCACGGTGTCCGCCGTGCTCAGCGCCATCAAGACCCTGTGCCGGACGCTGGGGACGACGGCGCACTTTGCGTGGTTTGTGCGGGACGTAGACCAGCGCATCCTGCCAGACAATACGACCAAAACGCCGCTCCTGCACGGAGTGCTGGACGTGGCCATTCAATTTAGTACGAGGTGATTTTATGAAGAAATTTGATTTGCAGCTGTTCGCGTCTGCCGTGCCCGGCAAGCGGATTGTGTACCTGTTCCGCCGTCTGTCCAAGCAGGCGGAGGAAGGAGCCTGGAACCTGGCCTTTGTGACCGAGAACGGTCGCACCCTGTCTGTGGACGCCGACTCCACCGCCACCAAGGATGGTTCTATCCGCACCCCCGGCGTGCCCGAGCAGGAGGTCACTGTGACCTGTGTGCTGAGCAAGGGAGATACCAGAGTGGACGAGACGGAGGACGCTATCCTGGACGGTGAGAAGTTCGAGATTTGGGAAGCCAACCTGGAGGAAGCTGTCACCGGCAGTGGCAACGAAAACAAATTCAAGGGTATCTACTTTCAGGGCTACGGCACCGAGTTCGAGAAGAACTCCAACGCGGAGGACATGACCGAAATCAGCCTGACCTTTGGCCTGGATGGCAAGGGTGCCCGGGGCAACGTGACCGTGACCGCAAATCAGCAGCAGCAGGCGGCCTACGTCTTTACTGACACGCCCAAAGCAACCAGCTGAACAGCACAAATAGACCGAGTAGAGCCGCCCAGGTTGGGCGGCTCATAGCTTAAGGAGGCAATATCATGTTTGAACTGACCATCAACGATAAAGTATACCCCTTCCGCTTTGGCATGGGCTTCCTGCGGGAGATCAACAAGCGGGTGGAGATGACCTTTGACGAGGACACCGGCGCAAAGCGCAACATCGGCCTGTACTACACCATCATCGACCTGATGGACGGCGTCCTGGAGACCCTGGAGGATGTGCTGCTGGCGGCCAACCAGAGTGAGCACCCCCGCTTGCAGCGGACAGCCCTGGACGCCTACCTGGAGGACGAGAACACGGACGTAGACCAGCTGTTTGCAGATGTGCTGGATTTTTTCGAGAGAGCGAACTGTACCAAGAGCACCCTGACAAAAGTGCGGGAGTTCGTGGAGAAGCGGCAGGCGGAACAGGCAGAACAGAACTGAGCATTGAGGAGATGTACCGGGAAGCGGCGCTGAGCTGCTTCCGCTTCCTGGGCTTTACGTCTTTCGACCAGGTGGATCGGCTGACCATCCCGGAGTACAACCTGCTCATGCAGGCGGTGCGGCTGCGGCAGGTGGATCTGGACTATCGGAACCACCTGCAGGCGTTCCTCTCCTTCGCCGTGCAGGCGGAGAAGCGGGTGGGCAAGCACAAGTCCCGGCCGGTCTACCGGACGTTTCGGAAGTTCTATGACTACGATGCAGAGTTGCAGAAGGTTTTGAGCGATAGAGAACCAGAAGACCGGTTTGCCGGTCTGAAACAATTCTTGCGGGAAGGAGGTGGAGAGAGTGGCTGACAGCTTCAGCATTAAAGCAATTTTGTCGGCAAAAGATGTCGGCTTTTCCAGCGGCATGAAAGGAGCGCTGAAATCCCTGAAAGAAGTGTCTACTCAAATCAAGGGCGGCTTCGCGTTCGGCGTCATGGCCAAGGCGGGCTCCAGCGCGTTTTCTGCCCTTACAAGTGGAGCGCAAGAAATGATCGGCGAAATCAATTCTTCTGTTAAGACATGGAAAACCTTCGAAGGCAACATGAAAAACTTCGGGAAGAACAAAAAGCAGATCAGCGCCGTCAAGAAAGAGCTGCAAAGCTATGCAGAAACAACTGTGTATAATTCCAGCGAAATGGCGTCTACCTATGCACAGCTGGAAGCGGTCGGTGTCGGTAGCATGAAATCGCTCTCCAAAGGCACAAGCGGCCTTGTGAAGGGGTTTGGCGGCCTTGCGGCTGCGGCAGAAGATCCCAGCCAAGCAATGAAATCTCTGTCACAGCAGGCGACGCAGATGGCGGCAAAGCCTAAAGTCGCATGGGAAGATTTTAAGATCATGCTGGAACAGTCACCGGCGGGCATGGCGGCAGTTGCAAAAACAATGGGAATCAGCACAGAAAAGCTGATCTCACAAGTTCAAGACGGAAAAATAAAAACGGAAGCGTTCTTTGCTGCGATTGAAAAAGCGGGTGGCAGCAAAGGGTTTCAGAAGATGGCAACCCAGGCAAAAACTATGGATCAGGCGCTAGACGGTGTAAAAGAGGGAATTGCCAATAAGCTCATGCCCACATTCGAGCTGTTTTCTTCCATCGGGATTAAAGCGATTGACTCGCTGGCAGATAAGATCAGTGGTATCGATGCCAATGGGCTGGTCAAGAAAATATCGGGCGCAATCGATGCAATCTCTCCTTATTGGACGGTGTTGAAAACCGCAGCAAGCGATGTTGCCGGTGCATTTGGCGAGGCGTTCTCCGCCATCGGCGACTCCTTTTCTGAGTTGACCGGCTCCTTCGGTTCCAAGGATAGCGTCAGCGGCTTCTCCGACGTGATCGGCGGCATTACCGATGCGCTGAAATCCTTCGCCGGATTCCTCAAGGATAACTCCGACATCATCGCCAAGGTCGTCTCTAAGCTGCCCCAACTGCTGGTGGCCTACAAAGGCTTCAAGATCGTCAAGACCCTCGTCCCTGGCGTGAAAGCGTTCAGCGGCGCCATCGTCAAAATGGCCGGGAAGGGCATTGGGGCAATCGCAGGGAAGCTGTTCGGCATCGCCGCCGGAGAAGAAGCCACCGGAGCCGCCTCCAGCGCCAGCGCAAAGCAGGTGCTGACCAGCGCGGTGGCGTTTATCGCCCTGGGTGTCGGGGTCGCCCTGGCGGGGGTGGGGCTTGCGTTGATAGCGCAGGCGGCCATCGCCCTGGCGGATCAGGGCGCGTTGGCCGTCGGCGTCATGGGCGGCCTGGTGGTTGCTCTGGCCGGTTTGGCTTTTGGCGCATCCATCATCGGACCGGCGCTGACGGCGGGCGCAGTGGGCTTCGTGGCCTTCGGTGCTGCTATGGTGCTGGTGGGTGCTGGCATGGCGCTGGCCGCTGGATTCATCAAGAATCTTGTCCCACTGGTCAAGCAGGTGGGTGACACCGCCGCCCAAATGGCCGGTGCCTTCGCGGCGGCAGCTGCTGCCGTCATCGGCTCGGTGGGCGAGCTGGTGGGCAACATCGCCGACGGGGTGAGCCAGATCGTCACCTGCATCGGTGAGGAGCTGTGCAACGTCTTTGAGACGGCAGGCAACGCCATCAGCGGGGTGGTGGACTCCATCAGTGGCGGCATTGCCACCGTGGTGGACGCCATCAGCGGCGGCTTCCGGTCGGTGCTGGACGGTATCGCCGGGGTCATCGAGTCCATCGGCACCAGCGCCCGCAACGCCGGACAGGGCTTCAAGCTCGTGGCCGAGGGGATCTCCCTCATTGCGGGTCTGTCCCTGCTTGACATCGCCAAGTCCCTGGGGGCTGTAGCCGTCGGCATCGGGGAAATCTCCCTGGCCGGTGAGGGCATGGGCGTCATCGGCGAAGGTGTGCAGAGCATTGCCACCGCCATCCAAGCCCTGTCGGCGGGGCAGATCATCCTGGCCAGCATGACCCAGTCCGGGGACATGGCGTCCCAAGCGGCTGTGGGGTACTTTACCCTGGCGGCGGCGATCCAGGAGATTGCCACGGTTTCCGCCGGTGTGTTGGTGGCAGCAGTCAGTTTGCAGAGCTTGATGTCCGCCGCAATCACGTCTAGCACAGCGATTGTCGCCCTCGGTACAGCACTTATGACCGCCAGCGGGGCAGCTCGGAGCGCCAGCGCCGGCGTACTGTCGGTGTCGGGAGCGCTCAACGGCGTCGCCAGTTCTGGCGGCGTAGCGGTGGGCGCTGTCCGCCGGTTGGCTGGTGCAGCTCGTAACGCAGCAGCGGCCATCCGTCCCATTGGTGCAGCGGCACAGCAGGCGACAAGCGCCCTCATCCGGAGCTTTTCTGCCGCAGCCGTCAAGGCCAAAGCGGCGGGGAACGCCATCGGGAAGGGCGTCCTGACCAGCGTCCGGCAGGGGATGAAGCCGTTGCCCAAAATTGCTGACCAGGCCATGAACAGCCTGGTGGGCGCCATCAAGTCCGGCGGCAGCCGAGCCACGGCAAGTGCCCGCTCTGCGGCATCGTCCATCGTCAGCACGTTGCGTCACGCCGCACCTGGCGCCACCAGCGCCGGGCGCTACATCGGCATGGGTCTGGCCAACGGCATGGCGTCCCAGCTGGGCAGAGTGCGCAGCGTGGCGGCACAGCTGGCATCTGCGGCGGAACGTGCCATCCGTGCCAAGGCCAGGATCCACAGTCCGTCTAAGGTGTCCCAGGCGCTGGGCAAATACTGGGGCACTGGCTACGCCCTGGGCATCAGCAGCATGGTGCAGTCTACCCACAAGGCGGCAGAACGGCTGGTGACCGTGCCCACCCTGGCGGCAGGGCCTGACCTGTCCTATCACGGCAGACTAGAGCAAGACTTTGACTACTACCGCAACGCCCAGTACACCATCCAGGTGCCGGTGACGGTGGACGGTCGGGAGTTTGCCCGCGCCACAGCCACCTACACTCAGGAGGAACTGAACAAGCGACAGACCAGAGACAGCCGCAAGCGCGGCATCCTGTAAGGAGGGCAGAAATGTATAACTTTGTGGATACCAACGGGTATGCCGAGGGCACATCTCTGCCCTCGGAAGCTCTGAAGATCAACGGGTCATACCTGGAACATACGGTGACCGGCTACCGCACCCTGTATGTGAAGGGGCGGGAGATGCTGGCACCGGACATCGAGACCTACGAGACCGGCGTCCGGGACGGCTCCACCCTCCAGTCCAAGCGGTTCCCCGCCCGAACCATCACGGTGGGGTATCAGCTCATTGCCTCCTCTGCGGAGGCATTTCGGGCCGCATTCAGAGTGTTGAACGCCGCCTTAAACGTGGAGGAAGCGGAGCTGATCTTCGCGGACGAGCCGGACAAGTTCTTCATCGGCACGCCCTCCGGTCGAGGGGACGTCCCAGCGGGGCGGAACGCCATCACCGGGGAGTTTGACATCCTCTGCGTGGATCCCTTCAAGTATTCCGTGCAGGAGTACGAGGTGACACCGACCTTAGATGACGGCACCACCTTCGCCATTCAATACAACGGCACCTATCGGAGCTATCCCACCCTGGTGGCGGAGTTTGCGGACGAGGACGACGACACCACCGGCGGCCTGACCGGCAACGGAGACTGCGGCTATGTGGCCTTTTTGAGCGATGACGCTGCCATCATCCAGCTGGGCGACCCGGACGAGCCGGACACGGAGGACTATGCCAAGTCCCAGACATTGACCAAACAGATATTCACCTCTTATAACGCCACAGTGGCCGCCAAGTGGCCCATCAACACCGGACGGACCTCCTCTTCTGCCGTCACGGCTACGGGCACAGTGGTGGTGGGCAAGGACGCGGAGAACATCAGGATGCTGGTGGCCAACAGCTATGGCACCGGCACCGAGTGGCATGGGCCGTCCATCACCCGCACCATCCCGGCGGACGCTTCCGGCCACGTCGGCGCAAAGAACTTCCGCCTGTCCTACAAGCAGCGGATGTGCATGGGGAAGGGGAAGAAGGACAGCAAGCAGCGGGGCGTGTTCCAGTGCTTGCTGGTGAATGTGAATGGTTCCGAGAGGACCATCGTGGCCGGACTCTCTGTGAACAAGAATAAGACCGGAAAACAGGCGCTGTTGAAGCTGTATGTGAACGGGAAGACCGTCCACACCCAGTATATCGACCTGACCTATCACAACAAGTATTTCGGCTACAAGAAGGTAGTCACGGAGAAGATCAAGAAGAAGGGAAAGGTCATCAAAAAGAAGCGTATCATCCAGCCGGTACTGTCCTCGACCATCCGGAAGTACGGCAAGACGGTGACGTTCAATATCGGCGGGATTAAAAAGGCATTCAAGGTCTCCGCCATCGCCAACACAGAAGTCCATGAGATCACGTTTCTCATGGGGAAATACGCCTCTGTCACGCCGTTGACCTATAACGGCCTGTTTTGGGCTAAATTTATCTCCGATTCCTGCGAGACATTCCGGGACATCCCCAACAAGTTTTCCGCAGGGGACGTAGTGGAGGCGGACTGTGAGGACGGAGAGATTTACCTGAACGACGCCAGAGCGCCGGAGCTGGGTGCGCTGGGCAACGACTGGGAGACCTTTTACCTGGAGCCTGGCGCTAACCAGATCGGCGTGGTCTGGTCGGATTGGGTGCCAGCCGGGAGCGCACCCAACTGCAAAATCCGTTATAGAGAGGTGTTTTTGTGATTATTTATTTTGCCAACCGCAGCATGGAAATCCAGGGCAGTGCCTCCACCGGCCTGCCTGGCGGGTTCACCATCGTGGAGGATACCAAGACGGAGGAGATTGAGACCGGCGTGGCCGTGTTCGAGTGCCGGGTGAAATTCGATTCGGAGAACCGCTTGCAGCTGGAGGCCATGTGCGAGGCGGGGAACTACCTGCTGCGCAGCGACGGCGACACGAACGAGTTCTACACCATCATCGAGGTGGAAGTGGACACAAAAGAGCAGACCGTGTACCTGTACGCCGAGGACGCTGGTATGGACTTGCTCAACGAGGTCTGCCCAGCCTATGAGGCCACGGCCAACCACGACGTGGCCTGGTACATCAAGCGCTATACGGCGGACAGCGGCTTTGAGATTGGCATCAACGAGGTGCCCGACCTGGTGAAGAAGCTCAAGTTTGCATCCGAGCAGACGGCGACAGAACGGCTGACGGAGATTGCGGAGGGCTTTGGCGGCTTTGAGATCTCCTATTCCTTCGCCATCCACGGGATGGAAGTGACCCACAAGTACATCAACATCTACCAGGAGCGGGGAAAGGACGTGGCGGATCAGCTGCGGCTGAACCAGGACATCGACCGCATCATCACTAAGATGTCGGTGGCCAACCTGGCGACCGCGCTCTCCTGCACCGGCGGCACGCCCAAAGGCAAAAAAGACCCCGTCACCTTGCAGGGCTACACCTACGATGACGGGGACTTTTACGTGGACGGGAAGCTGCTGAAATCCCGGCAGGCAGTGGCACAGTGGAGCCGGTATGCCTGGGAGGTCACGGATGCGTCCGACTGGCAGGGGCACCACATCCGGCAATACACCTATGACACCACCAGCCAGGCGACCTTGTGCAGCAAGGCCATTAAAGAGCTGAAAAAGCTCCGGCAGATGGAGGTCAACTATGAGGTGGAGATCAACAACCTGCCGGAGGGCATCCGGATCGGCGACCGCATCAACATCGTGGACGACGGCGGGGCGCTGTACCTGTCCGCCCGTATCCTGAAGCTGGAGACCTCCATCTGTGACCAGAAGCAGACCGCCACCCTGGGGGAATACCTGCTGAAGGGGAGCGGCATCTCTGCCAAGGTGGAGGAGCTGGCCGAAAAATTTGCGGCTATGGCGGACAGGACGCTGTACACCTGGATCGCCTACGCCGACGACGCCCAGGGGAACGGCATCAGTCTGGATCCGGAGGGCAAGCCCTACCTGGGCACAGCAGTCAATCAGACGGAGGAGGCCGTGGATATTTCTGCCCCATCGGTGTTTGCCTGGTCGAAGGTGCAAGGGCCAAAAGGAGAAACCGGTGAGACTGGCGCACAAGGGGCGCAAGGAGAACAAGGACCTCCGGGGGAACCGGGCGACACCGGCGCACAGGGCCCACAGGGAGACCCGGGGGCGCAAGGTCCGCAAGGGGAAAAGGGAGTGGATGTGACAGCGACCTGTCGCTACTACCTGCTCCAGGCGTCCAATCTCAGTGCGCCGAGCAAACCGACTCGGAATCCGCCCGGCGGAAGCTGGAGCAAAACCGAACCCAGCTACACCAGCGGGAGCACCAATACACTGTACTTTGTGGACTTGACCGTCTTCTCGGATGGGACGTGGGCATATTCGAGTGTGTCCAAGTCCAGTGCTTACGAGGCGGCGAAGGAGGCGTACAACAAGGCGCAGGCGGTGCAAGAAGTGCTGAATGGGCTGACGGTAGTGGATGCCAGCGGTGTGACCAAGGTCAACGGCGGGCGCATTGACACAAAGAGCCTCTTTGCCCAGGACATCACTGCCACAGGCACCATCACCGGCGCCCAACTCATCGGTGCGATCTTGAGCGGCAACGCCATTGACATCCAGGCGGTCATTGATGCGACCAGCATCGGGTTAAAGACGGAGCTGGTGGACAACAGCTATTGTCTGGTGCTCAGTGCTGCTGGAGGGACGACCAAGAGCAGCATTACCCTGTCCAGGGGCAGCTTGGAGCTGGTCGGGCAATCGCTGCTGTCGTTGAATACGCAGGAATTAGCGGTCAACGCGAACAGCATCCAATTTACGGTCGCAGAGGGCAGCTATTGTCCCTACTATAAAGCAGGCGATACCGTCACCATCACGAGAGTGTATTGTGCCGGCGGGGTCACCGGCAGCGGAACAAACCTGTATTTCTACATTCCATTGGCGAAACCGCTCATCGGCGTGTCCGCGGTGACAATCTCGAATCCCACCAAGGCGATCATCACGGCGCGAAAAGTGGAAGGCGGATATATTGCGCAAGATGCTACGGTCAGATCGTTAGGAACTCCCTCCTGTGTCCCATACGAGGGCGGGGTGACCATCGGCATCAAAGCATCCAGCGCTTACAACACCAAAAACAACACGCCGGTGACCGTGACGACGGAAAATCTTGTGCTCAAGTTTACTTAAAAGGAGGCCATATGGAGAGTATCATTGTAGCGCTGATCACCGGCGGCCTGTCGCTGATTGGCGTAATCATCACCAGCCGGAGCAACGGAAAGAAATTGCAGCAGCAGTTGGAAATCGCCCAGGCTGTCACGGATACCAAAATTGTAGAGCTGACCCGCGAGGTCAGAGACCACAATAATTTTGCAAAACGTGTGCCGGTGTTGGAGGAAAAGATGAAAGTCGCCAACCACCGGATTGACGACCTGGAGCACAGAAAGGAACATAGCCATGAAGAGTAAGATTTGGTGGAAAGCAGCAGGTATTAGAGCACTGAAAACGGTTGCCCAGACCGCTCTTGCAGCGCTCAGCACCGCCTATGTCCTGGCCGACGTAGATTGGCTGGTGGTGGGCAGCGCGTCTGTCCTGGCGGGCATTTTGTCCCTGCTGACCAGTTTGGCAGGGCTGCCCGAAGTGGGCGAGGAGGAATAATCGCTTGTAAATTTGCGGACAAACAGAGCAAATCTAGGTCCTAAAATGGCTGGAACGATGCCTTGTGGGCTGTTAGTACACACTTCGGGACCTGAGTTTTGGTAAAATACAGTAAAATGACAAGAGGAGGAATAAAAATGGATTTGAACAAGAAGACTGGTATGACCTTTCGAGAAGCGTGGTTTGCAATGCTCAACGGCAAAAAAGTGAAACTGCCCTCCTGGGCAGGTTACTGGGCATTTGAGTCCGACACCATCATGATGCACTGTAAGGATGGGGCTGTGATTGACATTAGAGCCACTGAAAACGTTGCCTACACGATGAGCAATGTTGCATCTAACGACTGGATGATTGCAGGTGAATGAACTGGTCAATTTCACCAGGCTAGAAGGAGGCAAATGGTGTGAAATATAGAAAGCGCCCCGTCGTAATCGAGGCATTTTGTTTCGGCGAGGAAAGACCTCCCAGTTGGTTTGACGATACCTGCAACGCCGGGAAGGCGCGGGTATACATCAACGACGAAGGAGATATGTGCGCCAGCATCGAAACTCTGGAGGGCACTCACCGAGCAAACATGGGCGACTACATTATCAAAGGTGTCAAGGGTGAACTCTACCCTTGCAAGCCTGACATTTTCCTTTTCACTTATGAGGAGGCAGAAAAATGAAAACCAGTGAAAAAGGCTTGGCTATGATTGAGAGCTTTGAGGGCTGCCTGCTCAAGGCGTCCAACAAGCTCGACGGCGTATGGACCATTGGCTATGGCCAGACCGGCAGGTATT